AAGCAGACTCTATGGCAAAAGGTAACACTGCACAACATTATGCTAGGAATGCCCAATCACGTGCTAAACATGTACGTGATAATTCTCCTGGCGGTAAATATGCACATTCTAATGCATACAAACGCGAACACGCTACAGCCCGCCGCGCTGCCGGTATTATGGGTAAAGGCGGTCCAGACATGAGCAAAAAGAATGGCAAATTTGTTAAAGAAAGCCTTAAAATTAATCGCGCACGAGGTGGAGCCAAACGCGCATGACACCACTTCTGCCTACTCCTAACCACTACCTTCATAATCTAATAAGTATGACAAGCTCCGAAGCCACCCGTCTTTGGAGGCGGGCTATTAAAGAGTCCTTCGATTGTACATGCGTTTATTGTGGACAAACTTATGATTTACATGAACTTACTCTTGATCACGTTCGCCCTCGTTCTCTTGGGGGTGAAACGATTACAAGCAACATCGTACCAGCCTGTACCTGTTGCAATCAAAGAAAAGGTAGTGATGAGTGGCAGGGTTGGATGAGAACAGAATTTGGAGTTAATAGACTCCGAGAACACGTTATTAAATCGCATATTAGCTAATGCCTGAAGAAGACAAACTGCCTCTAGGCAAACGACCAATTGATGCGTTAGAAAAAACTGGAGAAGTAATTGGCGAAGCTTTATCGTCTGTTCCTGGTTTACGTTTTGTTGGGCAAACACTTTCTTTTGTGAACGAAAACTTAAAATCATACGCTAAAGAAAAACTAGATGCTGCAGGTCCATATGATATTAATATAGATCCGTTTGTTGCTGCTGGAAGTGGTTTGTTTTTAATAGAGGGCGCTTCAAACGTTTTACGTGAGCGTGCTACAGCATTTGCAGAAGACAGAGCTATTCCAGCTATTGAACAAGCAACTGGACAAAAAGTAGACCCTAGAGCTGCTGGATTATATGGTGAAGCTGTAGGTTCTATTCCTAGTGAACTAGCTGCTGCTGGTGCAGGTAAGGCTGTTAAAGTACTTAAAAATGTAGATTTACCACCTGGACCACAGCTTCAATACGCAGGTGCAGGTGTTAGCTTTAATGGTGCTCAAGCAGCACGTACAAATCTTAGCAACCTAAACCCAATTACAGTTGATCCCCGTTTGCGTGCACCTGGAATGGTTGAAGGTATAGCTGAAAAATACAGAGGTGACTTAGACGCTCGCACTGCAAAATTAAATGAAATCTTTGAACGTCAACAAACAGCAACAAGTAAAAGCGCTGTAAAACGACACAAAACACAAGAAGTGCACGCTCGCAATAAAGGCCCTACTATTAAAGGTGATGACCCCGTTGCTTATGGCAGACGCCGGTATTTAGAAAACGATCCTTTTGATCCTGGCATGAAAATGCATCAGCATCATTTGTTTACTAAAGCTCAATCAGCACCATTTATTAAAAAAATGGATGAATTGATTGTTAAAGGTATTGCAGATGAAGACGATCTTGTCAATATGTTTGCGTGGGCTGAAAAATTAGATGCTACTATGGGAGATCGTTTGTCTAACCTTTTAAACTCTCCTAGACTTGCACACGTTGGTGAAGCTACTTCTATTCACCCGCAACTACGAAAAGCTGGTTTAGAACTTAGACCTGAACTTATTGAAGGTATGGTGTCTGAAGCTAAAAACGCAACAGAACTAATGGACCTTTTTAATAATTTTATTATTACTAACGTTAAACCTTCGCAAAAATTAGCTAGAGAAATTACTGACAATTATTTAGCTAATAAAAAATCTTTTACCAAAGTTGAACAAACAGCTATGGAAGATTTCCTTGCTCAGTTGCGCGAGAGAGGCTCGTAAAGGGCCTTATAACCTCTTTACCATACAATCTAACACACATGCCTACAAGACGCCGTAAAGCGGCGCCTAGGAAGCCCTCAGTGGTTGAATCACTGCAGGCTGATTTCAAGCTGTTTCTGCAAGCACTGTGGACTCAGCTTGAGCTTCCTTCGCCCACCCGCGCACAATACGCTATTGCAGACTATTTACAAAACGGTCCTAAACGACTACAGATCCAAGCATTCCGCGGTGTCGGTAAGTCCTGGATTACTGGAGCATTTGTGCTCTGGACGTTGTTTAACGACGCAGAAAAGAAGATTATGATCATATCCGCATCTAAAGAACGTGCGGATAATATGTCCATCTTTTTACAAAAACTAATCATTGAAACGCCATGGCTTTCTCATTTACGCCCGAAGTCCGACGATGCAAGATGGTCGCGAATAAGCTTCGATGTGAACTGCTCCCCTCACCAGGCTCCGTCCGTAAAGTCGGTGGGCATCACTGGACAGCTCACCGGAAGCCGCGCAGATTTAATGATTCTCGACGACATTGAAGTCCCTGGTAACGCAATGACAGAGTTTATGCGGGAAAAACTCCTGCAACTCTGTACTGAAGCTGAATCTATCCTAACACCTAAAGATGATAGTAGAATTATGTACCTGGGGACTCCTCAGACTACCTTCACCGTCTATCGAAAACTTGCAGAGCGAAACTATCGTCCTTTTGTGTGGCCAGCGCGTTATCCCCGTAATGCCAGTCCATACGAAGGGCTCCTTGCACCCCAGCTTGAAGCCGATATCGACGCCGGAGCAGAAGCCTGGACACCCACAGACGATCGATTCGATGACGAAGACCTTGTAGAACGAGAAGCTTCTATGGGACGCAGCAACTTTATGCTGCAATTTATGCTCGATACTAGTCTTAGTGATGCAGAAAAATTCCCGCTTAAGATGGCTGACCTTATCGTCACCTCTGTTAATCCTACTACCGCTCCTGACAGCCTCGTCTGGTGCTCAGACCCCTCAAACGTCATCAAAGACCTCCCAACTGTCGGTCTACCTGGAGATTATTTCTACAGTCCAATGTGCATCCAAGGTGAATGGCACCCTTACTCGGAAACAATCTGCTCAGTTGACCCATCAGGTAGAGGATCGGATGAGACGACTGCAGCTTATATCTCCCAGCGAAACGGTTTTCTGTATGTGCACGAGATGCGAGCTTACAGATCTGGATACGCTGACGAGACGCTACTGGACATTCTAAGGGGTTGTAAAAAATACAATGTATCAAACCTAGTTATAGAAACAAACTTTGGCGACGGTATCGTTGCTGAGTTGTTTAAAAAACACATGCTAAACACCAAACAAAATATTGGTGTAAAAGAGGTACGTGCTAATGTTAGAAAAGAAGATCGCATCATCGATAGTCTGGAACCTGTTCTTAACCAACATAGGTTGGTTGTTGATCGTTCTGTCATTGAATGGGATTATAAATCCAACCCCGATGAGGCACCTGAAAAACGACTCCTCTACATGCTTTTCTACCAAATGAGCCGCATGTGTCGGATGAAGTTCGCTGTTAGACATGATGACAGAATTGACTGCTTAGCTCAAGGTGTAAAATATTTTACAGACGCACTAAGCATCTCTGCACAAGAAGAAATCAAAGCACGTAAGCGTGATGAGTGGAATCAAATGTTAGAAGCATTTATAGAAGACCCACAACAATCAGCTAATGCTATGGCTTTTGGTATGACAACAGAACAACAACGACAAGCAAGAGGTAAAACTTCTGTTGCTAACTGGGTTTAATTAGGATGTCCCACTATACAGGGGGAGAAGGGTGGACTCCCTCTGTGTTGGGGAGACATCAAACACCTCCCCTTTACTTATGTCCGCTGAATGGACATCTAATACACACATCATTAACTTGTATGTTAACTAGCCTGTATCACGTATCTAAGTTTGTAGAGATAATAGTGATATCATGTATATTAAGTCCTGCCAATTGGAAACAATGCGTGCAAGTACATACATGGTTCCCACCCTACATACAAGATCTAAAAGACTTCCAAACTAACCCACCCTACAGTCAAGAGAAGAATGCAGTACAATTACGAAAAGAATACGACAGATTGCAACGTAACCTACCATCGCAATAAAATTGGTAACAATTACTTTGTTGTGTTCTATAAAAATATGGCATGTATACGACTTACTCCTAAAGAAGTGGGACGTGTATTTGGTGTAGCTAAGTTTACTCCTGGTGTTAATGCTAT